CCCGTCGGGTTCAGGGCGCGGTTGATGCGCAGGTCCCGGTAGGCGAAGGGCTCCATTCCGTCGCTCGTCCGCGCCGCCATGCTCTCCGCGTGAAACTGCCCTTCCGGCGGGAGCGGCCGCGCGACGACGCCCAGCGACTGGTAGGCGGGCTGCTCGTCCGCATGCTCTCCCGCTTCGTCGCTCGCGTCGTCGCCGATCACGTTCCCGGCGACGTCCTCCAGGAAGTCGCCGATGCCGGTCAGGTTGTACGTGACGCCCGCGTTCGTCCCGCCGATGGCGGAGCCGAGCACCTTCGCGAACTCGATGACCTGGTCGACGAAGCTCACAGTTCCCAGACTCCCTGCCGAACCATGACCAGCGTCGTCAGGTCGCCGCCGGACGCGCTCCGATCCATCTGAACGCTCTCCACGAAGTAGGCGCCGAGCGCTCCTCCCATCTCGCTGACCAGCACGTCGGCGACGGTATCCGGCGCGAACGGGATGACGTCGCCGCCCTCGCGATACGATAGCCCGTCGGAGACGATGGTCAGCCGCTCGAGCCCTCTGTTGCGCGCGGCGAACTCGCGACTGGCTCGGCGCTCGGCGAACGCTCGCGACCGGAGCCCCTCGTCGATGATGACGATACGACGGTTGAATCCGGCGGCGATCAGGTCGGGGTTGAATAGGACGCTCCCGATCTTCGCCTTCGTGAAGTCCGCCTTCCAGCTCTTGCCGAAGACGCCGAGGTGGGTAGGCGACCCGCTGACGTCGAGTCCGCGCTGGACGGAGACCACGTTGTTGACCTGAGCGAGCTGACGCTCCTTGTACGCCCGGAAGAAGTAGAGCGGGTCTTGCTGGTCATCCGGAGCGGCGACGACGATCCGGCCGTCAGCGCCGTCAAAGTGTAGGAAGCCGTGGCGCCGGAGATGCCGATCGACGGCGACGAAGATGGTCTCGTTCGGCTGTACCTTCGCCTGGTCGGTCTTGATGCGCTCGATGGCGATCGGCGGGCGCTGACCGCGGGACCCGCGCCCCGTCATCAGGTCGCGGGAGACGTCGCCGCGGAAGTCGAAGTCCGTCTCGGTCAGGCCCACGGACGCGTAGCAGGAAAGGATGAAGTCCTTGATGGTGATGTCTCGCATCCGGATGCCCGCCGGCGCGCTCGAATAGATCGCGTCGGAGAGCTTCGTTCGAACGACCAGGCGCTGGACGGTTCCCTTCCCGGCGTCGGTAGGGGAGTCGACGGCCTCGACGCGGCCGCGCATCCTCGGTCGGTCGTTGACGTACACCTGGTACTCCGAGCCGAGCCCGGTCAGGGAGGAGAGACGGTCCCAGCCCGTATCATCGCCGAGCTCGACCGAGACCTCTGCGGGCTCGACGATGGAGTTGCGGATGCTGACGCTGGTGAAGCCCTCGACGGCGAAGGTGACGAAGCTCGGCCCGCCGACGCCGTTCGCTTCGAGGGTGACGGTGTCGGTCATGCCTGAGGGTCGGTCAGGTACACGAGGACCACGTCCCCGCGCCGCAAGAAAAACGGGTCCGCGATCCCCGCGTCGTTCAAGTCTAGCAGGACGTCCGCCGCCTGACGGTAGCGAGCCGCGATGTCGAAGATGGTCGTCTGAGGAACGTCGACCGTGATCGGAATCGTCCGAGGCAGGGACCGGCTCCGCTCGCTCGCCGCCGCCGCCTGGCGGTCGCGGAGAATGACGAGCTGGCGCTCCGCCGCGCTTCCGCGCGGGTCGGAGAACGGTCCGGAGACGTCCCGCCCGACCTGCGTCCCCGCCCTCTGGATCCTCTGGATGGCTCGCCGGTTCCGCCGGACCTGCGTCTGAACCTTGTTGATGGAGCGCCCCGGCTCCTGAAGCGCACCCTCTAGGTTCGCCGCGAGCTCGACGAGCCCGTCGAGGTCCGTATCGTGGCCGCCTACCGCCTGAGCCGTGAAGACCGTCTGCTCCGCCTGGCGCCGCGTCGTTGCCCGGGCCGTCGGCGGGCGGATGAGTGAGCGGTCGAGCGAGTCCTCGTTGTCCTGGACGAAGACGAGCTCCGGGCGGACGGTGTCGATCTCGTCGAACGTCTCCGTCCCGTTCATCGTCTCCGCCCGGGCGCGGATGAGACCAAGCCCCGGGACGACCAGATTCCCGGTCTCCTGTTCGTCGAACGAGCGCTGCAGGAGTCGATAGACGTCGGGGAAGAGCGGACGATCGTTATCGGCTCCGGGCTCCGTCATCTGCGTACTGAAGATGCAGCTGAGCGACCAACGCCGAGCCTTCGAGCCCGTGCTCTGAATCTTTGCGCCGGCGCGGTTCGGCCGCTCGTGCTCGACGAGCCGATTGCCGATCTGGTCGGAGACCGAGAGGACGGGGAAGAAGATCTTCTGGCCGTCGCCGACCTGCCAGCTACCGACGGCGTACTGTGATTGAGACGAGCGAGCTTGAGCCATCAGATACCTCCGCCCTGCGCCGGCTCCGGAACCCGCAGCGGGCCGCGACCGCCAACGCTCCGCGCGGACGCCCCGATCCCGCCCGGGGAGTTGACGAGTCGGACGTTGAGAACACGAGCCCCCATCGCGTCGGCCGTAGCTGTTGCGATGAGCCGCGAGGCCATGTTGTCGAGAGCGACCGTCGCCGGCGCCGCGGCGGGCGCCGCGGGAGCGGCCGCGGCAACCGTCGGGTTCTTCTGCTGCTCGATGAAGGCCCGCTTCTCGCGGAGGTCGCGCTCAGCCCGGGCGATCTCGTCCGCCGTCTGGTCGAACCCATAGTCGCCCTCGCCGCCGAAGAGGTCCGCCGCGCCCTTGCCGAGTCTCGTGATGGTCGAACTCTCGCTCGCCTTCGCCCGGTTGATGGCGGCCTCTAGGAGACGCGCTTGCTTCTCCTGCTCCTCGATAGAGCCCGTCCGGGACGCGGCCTTCGCGCGGGCGATGGAGAGCCCGCCCGTCGCCGACGCGTCCTCGTTGGCGGCTTCGTCGATCGCTTCCTTCGCGTACGCCGCCGCGATGGCGGCCGCCGCGAGTACACCGCCGCCGATCAGTGCGCCCTTGAGTCTCGAGCCGCCGGTAACGTGGGCGGTCAGGATCTTCTTGGCCGCATCGATCCCGCCCTTCGCGTGGCCCATCATGACCTTCTGTGCGACGCCCTTCGCGACCGCCTCCCGGACGAAGCCCTGAAGGAACGCCTGGCCGACGTTACCCCCGACGCCGAGAGCGCCGGCAAGGATGGGGTGCTTCGCCGCGAACGAGAGAAACGACCCGAGCGCCTTCGCTACTCCGGGGAGCATCTTCGCGAGATCGTTGACGCCCTGAATGATCTCCGGCTGAGTAAACGACTTCGAGAGCGTCTCGAGCGCTTTGCGCATCTGCGCCTGCGGCTGCTCCGCCTCCGCCGCCGCCCGCTTCTGGATGTCCGCCGCTGTCAGGGTCGACTTGCCGAACTCCCCGATGCGTGAGTCGAGAACCCCGAGCGCCTGGTCGATGGCGTCTCGGCCCTTGAGGCCGCTCGCCTTCGCGCGCTCGAGAGCTTCCTCGAACGGCTGGGTGAACAGGATCTTGAGCGCCTTCTGCTCCTCCGGTCCGACGAACTTCGCGCGCAGCTCGTCGAGTCCCTTTTGCCCCTTGCTCAGAATCTTCCGCATGACGCCGAGGAAGTCGCCCTCGTTCAGCAGCTGGTCCGCCGGGATGGCGAGTTCCTTCGCGATCGCTTTCAGTCGGTTCGACTGCTGCAGATTGAGCAGCAGGTTCTGAATACCGGTCACCTGCTGGCCGAGCGAGCCGAACTTTTCGTCGGTCACCTGAACGGCGCCGATGATGAAGTCCATCGCCTTCTTCCCCTTCAGCCCTGCCTGGACCGCCGCCGCACCGAGCGTGTCGATGACGTTGACGAGCGCGGTGAACTTCGGCCCGCCAGGCTTTGCGCCTTCGAAGATCGACGCGAGCGCGCCGCGTATCTCGACGGCGGAGACGCCGAACTTCCGCTGCATCACCTGCGCCGCCGTCGCGACGTCGAGCACGCTCTCGCTCGTCGCGGTCGCCGTATCGCCGATCGCGCCGAGAACCTGGCGGCTGAACTGTAGGTTGCCGGTCGCGCTGAAGACCTCGTCGAACGCGCCCGCCATCTCCTCGGTCGTCCGGGACGTCGACGCCGCCGCGCGTTCGAGCTCGGTCTGAAGCTCCCGGTGGTCCTGACCCTTCTTCGTCGCGACCTCGATGCGGAAGGCCAGCGCCCGCATCCGGGCGTCGAGATCGGTCGCTCCCCGGATCCCCTGAGCGAACGAGAACGCGCCGCCGAGCGAGATGACGGCCTTCAGGGCGGTCTTCGCCGTCCCGGCCATCTCGCGCATCTTCCCCTTCGCGGCGTCGACCCCGGCGCCGATCCCCTTGAAGTTCTTCTTCCCCTCGTCCCCGGCCTTCTTCAGCTCGGTCGCCATCCTCCGGAGCTCCCCGAGGAACTCGGCGGAGTCGAGAGAGACTTTGACGGCGGCTTCGCCCTCACCGGCTGGCATGACCCCGAGGGTATCACGGGGCCCCGGCTACCGCTCGACCAGGTACCAGAAGACCAGCCAGGCGGTTCCCAGACCGGCGGCCAGCGCGATCGCGAAGGCGATGAGAATCGTTCGGAGACGCGGGACGATGCCGGAAAGTATCACGGCCCGGGCACCCGCTTCGGGCCGGACTTGACCAGGGGACGCGGGGAAGCGCAGCTTCCTTCCCTGGGGCGTACAGCTCGGGCAGTGGGCGGGCGGGAACGCCCAGCGCTCGTCGACGGGCATCAGCTCCGGCGCTCTCGATGCGACTTGCACGACTTCGGCGGCTTCGCCCGGAGCGAGATCCCCGTCTTGACGAAGACCGCGCCGCAGTCGCAGCGACACTTCCACCGAGCCGTCCCGGCGCCGTTGTTCTCTACCCGCCCGACGACGACGACGACGCCGCAGCGCTTCCCCTTCATGTCGATGAAGCCGGGGTGGCCGTCCGCGAACGCTTCCCGGAAACCCACCTAAGCCTTCTTTCTCCGGCGCTTCGACGCCTTGGACGAACTAGTCGAAGAAGCCGGAGCCGAAGACTCGCTCGAGGAACTCTCGGTCGACGGCTCCGCACTGGATGTCCCTGACGAGGTGATCCAAGAGGGCGCGTTCGGGGAGCTGCAGGCTTCCACGGCCATAAGTGAAAAACAGGTGCTCTGCGCGTAGGTGGGCATACCGACTAAAGGGAGTAGGTTGCCGCGCGCCATCCCTTCGATCACCTGCCAGAGTCGTTCTTTTGAGAGCTCGCCGAATCTGGGGTCGAGCATCTCGCACCACTTGTTGAGCTTTCCCCAGAGTTCGGCCAGGGTCGAGTCGTGGTAGCGGTCGAGTAGCGAGTCTACGTTCGGTTCGAGCTGACCCTGGGTCTTCTTGTCCCGGAGTGCGTACGTCAGGAGCGCGACGTTCTCGATGTTTTCGAAGTGGTCCTTGTCCAGGTCGGCGTCGAGCTGCCGCGCCTTGCAGTAGGCTCTCGCGTCGACCCGCGCCTGGAAGCGCTGGCGGTTCGTCGGCTCACAGAGAAGAACTTCATCCGCCTCGACCCCGCCGGTCTTCGTCCGGCGGCGGACCTCTACGGGGAGATAGAGCTGATCGTTCGACTCGACCACGCCGAGCTTCGCGAAGTCGGGGAGCGGTAGACTCAGGATCTCGTCGTCGGCCATCGGGAAGAAAAGGCGGCAGCCCGTAGGTCGTGAGGGGGGGGACTCGGTGGCGCTACGGGCTACCTCCGATAATCTTGCGCGCGTAGACTCTGGACGTCAAGCCGAGCGGTCGACGCGGGCGGAAAAGCGACGGGGCGCCTCCGGCCGGAAGGCGCCCCGTCTGCGCCGGGCCTTGCCCCGACGCCCGCTCCCCCGCTGTTTTTTTGGGTCAGCTTGACCGCCGCTGGAAAAGCCTACGGCTTCTCCTGGTGGCCGATGAACGTGACGCTGACCTTCGTCGCGTCGTCGAGGGGACCGTCCGTCGCGATCGTCTGATAGACGCCGTTGTAGGTGTGGACGTCCCCACCGGGGATCTTGTGGCGCAGCTGAATGGGCTCACCTTCGATGCACTGCCGCCAGAAGTTGCGCTCCGGCCCGTCTTCGGAGAGGACGCAGTCGAAGTTCGTGGTCGACTCCTGGGTCCCGAGCGTGTAGCCGGAGCCCTTCTCGCGAAGCGTGTGGACCTGTTTGGCGTTGTTCGTCGTCGTCGAGTTCCAGTTCTGAACCGAGATGAAGTCCCCGGGTCCCTGCGCGATGAAGGACTGCGGGTATTTTTTTTGCTCGCCTGTGGCCATGGTCTACTTCCCTCGCGCCGCGCGTCAGGCGACCTTCTGGATGACGTTCCCGATCTTCGCGAGCGGCTTGACGATACTCAGCGGGAGGATGTTGTTCACCTGCGTCGGGTCGCTCGCGTCGAGCTCGAAGGTGAAGTCGCCCGCGTCGACCGCCGCCTGGAACGCGGCCCGGTTGACGACGCCCTGCTTGATCCAGAAGCCGATACGCGACAAGACGAACGCGCGAACGTCCTTGAGCTCGACGACACCCGGGGGGAGCGGGTCCGCATTCGGCGGGAGGTCTTCACTGATACTCGCGTTCGCGAACTCGATGGGCGTCGCCGTCCGGAGATCGCGGGCGACCGCATAGATGCCGTGGATGTCGCTGACGTCGAGAGCGCGGAAGTCGGGATTGGCCCCGTTCAGCGAGTGCGTCGTGATCGGGCGGACGAGAAAGATCTCATTCGTTCCCAGCTCGAAGTTGAGCGGGGTCACGCCGCTCTGCAGCAGATCCTCGACCTCCGCGTCCGTCGGCTTCGATACCGCGACGTCGGCCGGGCCGTAGAGGTCGAGCTTGTTCCCGATCCGGTTGTAGTTCGCGCGGAGCGAGACGAACCGGAGGGTGTCTCCCGCTTCCGCGCCGGCGAGCTCGCAGGGCAAGTCTTCGAACGTCTGACCGTACACGTACTCCATCTCGGCCGCGTTCCGGTCTGCCGCCCCGGCCTTGACGTCCGCGATCACTCCCGTGTGGCCGACGATCCCGAACTGCAGCTTCGCCGCGTTCCCGGTATTCAGCCCCTGAATGTGGTCCCGGAGGAGCTCCCCATTCGACGAGCTCGACGCGTCCGTCGCGTCCGCGTTGGAGATGCAGAGAACGATCAGGCCGTACTCCCGGGTGTCGATGTTCGTCAGGGCCGTCGCGATGCTCGGCTCTGTCGTCCCGGTCCCGAGTGTCGCCGGGTTCGCGGAGATGGTGATGCCGCCGCCGCCCTCGATGACGGAGACGTTGATCCGGACGTCGTTCCCCCAGGGGCCCTTCGACTTCGCGGTATAGTCGATGTCGGAGATATTTGCCGCCGCGGTAGGGAAGAGGTCCGCACCGAGGGCGTTGATGATGGGGACCGCTCGCGCGACGAACGCGGTCGAAGCCTCACCCGACAGCCATGAGACGTCGGCGGTTCGTCCATGGATGCGGAAGCGGAGCGTCGAGTTCTCCGTCGCCGTCCCGCTGAACGTCTGGGTCTCCGTCGCGGCCGCGCCGGCGCTCTCCGCCGGAGCGATGACGTCGCAGCTCGCGATGCCGTGGTGACCGAAGAGCCGCTTCGACGCGAGATGACCCGGGTTCCCGGAGCCGAGAGCCGTCGCGACATCGTCCGGGCCGAAGACCTCGCGGACCTCCGTGTTCGGGGTGATGTCTCCGCCGCTGGTATTCGGCGGGCTGATGATGAGAACGCGGAGCGAGCTGAGCCCCGGGTTCGACGCGCCGCCGAGTAGGTTGACGGTCTGGTAGAGCCCGGGTGTCTTGACGCTCGAGGCGACGGCTTTCGCGATGGTCATTTGGTCCTACCTCCGGCGGCCTTCTGAGACTCGGCCTCGGTCTTCTTCTTCTTCTCGGCCTTGCTCTTGGCGGCCTCTTCGGAGGCTCTCGTCGCCTCGTCGATCTGCGCCTGCCACTCCTGGGCGCTCCGCTTTCTCAGCGAGCCGTCGGAGAGCGCGCGGGTGTACTCCCTCCGATAGCGGGCGAACTCCGCTTCGGGGATCGCGACGATGTCGCTCGTCTGGTAGCGGTACTTGTACCGGTGGCGAGACGGGTCCTCTTCTTGCGGGTTGAGCACTTCCGCCCGGGCGCCGATGTGAACCGCCGTTCCGTACCGCCTGACGAGCTTCCCCGCGACGGAGGAGACGAAGAGGGCGAACTTGGGCGCGGGCGCGGTAGCCATCGACCACAAGGGTACGCCACGCGCCTGCCCCCCTCAAGGAACTCGCCGGAGCCGTAGACTCAGGACATGTCGTCTGCGACGTCGACGATGGTCAGCGGCGTCGTCGGCTCCGGCGCTTCGCCGGCGGGGAGCTTCGCCTGGATCGCGTTGACGTCCCAGTCGCCGAACGTCCGCTCCTCGAGCTTCGATAGAACGGTATTCAGCTCGAACTCGAACGAGTAGATGAAGTGCGACTGCCCTGCGACCGCCAGCGAACGGTTCGTGATCTCCACGCCTGCCCCCATCGTCGAGAGCGGTTCCATGTCCCGGTTGTTCTGCCGGTCCGTGAGTAGCCGAGTCGCGGTCTGCATAGCGACGAGCCCCTGCTCCCGCCGCTGCTCGGCGGAGCCGACGAGCCCGGTCCCGATGTACGCGGTAAACGACTCCCGGAACGCCCGGTCGCCCCGAGCGAGCCGCGTCGAGCCCTGCTTGCCTCCGCTCGTTCGACCCTGCAGCGTCTGGCTCTGCGTCCAGACCAGGAGCAGGGCGGGGAACGAGCCGGCGCCGGCGCGGAAGAACTCCGACGCCGACTGCCCCGCCGTCAACTGCTCCCAGAAGACGAAGCGCGTCAGGAGAGCCGGACCGACGAGGATGCTCGAGTTCGTACCGTTCGTGATCGCGGCGTCGAGCGTCGCCGCGGCCGCGATGCCCGTGACGGGGCGGAGGAAGCGAAAGCTGGAGCCCGCCGGCAGGTTCTGATGAGCGCCGCCCACGTTGCTCTGGACGCTCACGCTCCCGCTCCCGCTCGCAGGGATTGTCCACTCGCCGCCGCACCACTGACCGCTCGCGATGGTTCCGGACGAGATCGTCGCCGGGTTCGGCGCCACCTTGTAGAGGCGGTGCTCCCGCGCCTCCCCGCCTACGTTGGGGCGGAGATAGGTCCCGGCGGGGACGTCGACGTCGGAGCCCGTCTCGTTCGTCAGGGTCGCGGTACCCGTCGCGCGCGAGCCGCTCATCGGCGCGAGCTGGGCGAACAGCGCCCGGCCGAGTTGGCCGATGGTGTCGAAGTCGATGGGCTCGGTCACTAGCGGAACTTGCTCAGGAGAAAGTCGGCTGCCTCAGCATAGAACTCGGCGCGGTCGATGTCGAAGAAGTCGCGGAGCGGGATGACCTTCCGGCGCTCTTTGGAGACGTGATACTTCGCGTACGCTACTCCGGTGTAGGCGGCGACCCAGCGGTCAGAGCTCGCCGGCGCGATAGATCCGGCGAGAATGCCCGTGTCCTGAAGAATCTTCTGACCGCCGCCGCGGTTCCGCTTTCGCTTCCGCTTGAGTTCTTTCCAGCGCGGCTTCCCCCCCACTTGCCCCTCGTGCTCGAACACGTCCTGGACGCTCGAGACGAGCGCTTCGGCGATGACGGGTAGCGTCCGGTGGGCGTCCGAGAGCTGGCGAGAGAGCCCCTGGACGGCGCCCATCATCGCCGAAAAGTCGATCTCGACCGTCTCCGCCATCGCTCACAGGAGGTAGCGAGAGGGTGGCGAAGACTCCAGGGCCCGGGCGCTCGTCTCGAGCGCGTCGGCTTCGCGCCGAAGCTGCGCCTGCGCCCGTGGGTCCCGCGTCCGCTCGGCCATCGCCCACTTGTCGCGAGCTCGCCGGCGGAGTTCCGCTGCCGCGCTCGACGCTTCGCGGGCGCCGGTGACGCGGCGCGAGGTCATGGAACGAGCTGGGCTTCGGCCGGCGTCACTTCGCGGTAGGCGGCCTCGAACGTCTCCTTCGGAGACCACGACTCGTAACCGTCGGGATAGATGACGTGGTAACCCTCGCGACCGTCCTTCGGCTCCCGGTACGCTCGGATGATTTTCGCTCCCACGTAAGTCTTCGTCTCAGGCATTAATCTCTCTCCTGGTTTTCCGGTTTACTGCCACCCTACCGAGACGTGAGAGGCGAGCCAGCCTAAGAGTTCCCAAAGACCGATGCCGATGCCGCCACCGACGACCGCGCACGCGATCCCCGCGACGCTGAGCTGCTTGCCGGTCGGCATTCAGAACCCGCCGTCGCGTCCCGCGTAGCTTTCTTCCGTATCGCTCGGGTCCCGCCCGAACATCGAGACCGGCGTCGACTGGCTGACGCGTCCGCGGAGCGAGTCGTTCTTCCCATGGACGGCTTCGAGGCGGGAGCGCTGCACGCCCTTTGCGAACTCCTTGAGCGTCTTGCGTCCGCGCTCTCCCTGGAAGTCGTACAGCGACCGCCCCTCTGCGTCGTTGAACTCCGGGCGACGCTCGCCGGCGAGCTGCATGACGATCTGAGTGGTCGCCCGCCGGAGCGATCGGTCGCGCGCTAGACCCTTCAACTCGCTCTGCTCCCACCCCTTGTGAATGAGTATCCCGGTCGTCGTATCTTCAGCTTCCGAGATCGTCTCCTCGAGGCGCGCCAGGTCGCCCTGGCCGAGAGTCCCGTCCCGGTCGTCGTCGAACAAGTCGAGGACGCGCTGCGCGCCCATCTTGTCTTCGAGCTCTTGTCGAGTAGTGAACAGTGCCACGGGCCTACTCCGCTGGCAGCGCGACGCCGGCGTCGTCTTCGAGCGCTCCGCTGTTGATGTCAGGGACGGCGACGCCCGCCGCCTTCGCCGCCTCGATCTGTTGGCTCAGTAGCATCTCCCGGAGCGACCGGGTGAAGCCCTCGACGGCGCAGGTCGCGGCGATGACCTTGTCGGCTTCCGCTCCGCCCTTCTTCGCGAGCTGCTGGGCGAGCCCGCGGCACGCGAACTCGACGCTATCGTCGACGGCGCGCAGGGCGGTCTTCGCCGTCACTGACTCCGGGACCGCTGCGCCGCAGGCGACGATCGCGAGCGCCACGTTCAGGGCGCAGAGGACGTGGACGCGGCGGCGCATGGCGTCAGGGTCGCGACCGGAGCGCCGACTGAAGACCGCGCACGGAGCGGAACGGGCGCTGCTTGTCCCCGCCCTTGTCGGGGTTCCGATCCGCGCGGCGAGCTCGCGGCGGTTCGCGAACCGTCTCCGCGCCCTGGCCGGGGGGGGGAGGCGCATAGCCGAAGCGGATGCCCGCGTCCGCGAGCATCTCCCGGACGCAGTGCGGGATGGTCGAGAGCGGCGCCCCGTACCGAACCGAGACCCGGTGCCCCTTGCAGCGACCGATCCAGTTCTGGGTGCTGACCAGACCCATCTTCGACATGTGGCGCTTCGCGTCCGGACGATAGACTACCGATAGCTGATGACGAAGGACGGGCGGCGCGGGAGCGACGGGCGGCGGCGGCGGGAGCGAGCTCGCTTCGGGTGCGTCCGGGATATCGGGGGGAGCCGCGACGTCGACTTCGGTGGGACCCACGAGGACCGCGTTCTCCTCGTCGATGGGGAGCTCCTCCGGCTCAGGTAGCGGCGCCGTCAGAGCGGCCTCGACTCTCGCGATCTCGTTCGGGTCTTCGCCGCCGGTATTCTCGAGCGCGGCCCGCGCCGCCATCTCCTTCGCGGAGACGCGGGCGCCCTTCGCGCCGCCGCTCTTCGCGCCGCCGCTTTTCCCGCCGCCGCTCTTCCCGCTCGCTCGCTTCGCCGCTCTCGCCATGCGGTGAGGGTAGCTGGAAAAGGCGGACGCGACCAGCCCCAGGAGAGAGGCGGCCGCGTCCGGGTCCTTCTCGCAGGAGAAGCGCTAGGCGTCGAGCAGTACGTCGTTGAGCAGAAAGCCGCAATTATTCGCGATCATCTGCTCGTCCTCGGCGTGGCCGGACACCATCATCGTCCCCCCCTGAAGGCCGCGCGAATTGACCTCAAACTCCCGGGTAGTGAAGCCGTTCCCAGAGAGGCCGCGCTCCCGGAAAGTGATCGCGGTCATGGTGCTCTTCCCGTCCGTGGGCTGCCCGTTCGTCGGGAACGAGACGCCGATGACGGAGTCGCCCAGGATGTAGTCGAGAGCGCCGGTCGTTTCGTTCAGTACCTTGCCCGCGACGACGTGAAAGGGCGGAAGCCCGGGGATCACAAAGTCGACGGCGCTCTGGACGCCTGACGCGCCGATGACGTCTGCGTTCGGAGCGTTGTCGCCGAGCATCTGGCGCATGTGCGAGCGAACGCGGTCAGCCGCGAGGAAGCGGTGCGCCACCATCGGGTTCAGGTAGGTGCCCGTGATGGGCTGGGCCGACGCTTCGATCCGCTCCTGAATGTCGAGAATCGGGTCCGCGTTCTCTGGGTCGTCCCACTGGGCGCCGCCGCCCGTCAGAGCCACGACGTTGTTCGCGTTCCAGTTGGCGGTCGTCGTGTAGAGCCCGCCGGTACCGAAGATCCGGATCTCGCGGTCGAGACCGAGCGCCTCGAGAATCCGGGTCGAGTGACCCATCTTGACGTCGAACGTCGCCTGATCCTGCGTGACTCGCGGAACGAACGCCCCGAGCGCTCGCTCTTCGACCAGGTACAGGCTGGTGCTCGTCTCGATGTCGACTTCACGGATGGACGCCTGTCGCGACGTCCGGACCTCGACCTGCTGGAAAACGTTGTTTGATCCGAAGGTTCGGAAGCGGTCCGTCTCCTTGTCGACGAGCGTCACTGGGCAGGCTTCGTCGGCCCGATACCCCTGCGGCGAGAAGCCCGCGAGAAAGGTGTCGATCTCGTGGGCGATGTGGACGTCGCTCGGGTTGAGAGCGAACTGGACGCGCTGACCCGCCTTGCCCGCAGGCGAATCTTCGATGAGTTGGGCCGTCAGATACATGGCGGGTTTTCCTTGGATGTGGGTAGGGACCGAGAGGGCTCGAATGGGTGAGACGCTTACGCGCCGTGCTGAGCGCCCGGGGTCAGGCGGATGATGAATTCCTCGTCCTCGGCGGCAGCGGTCAGAGCTTCGCCCGCGACGTGATGGTTGTTGGTCGTCGTGATGATCCCCTTGCCCGCGGCGGCCCCAGTGACTTTCGCCCCGATGGTGACGCCGCCGGAGCCCGCGGTGAGAATCGCCTCACCGCGGACTTGAACGTCGCCCCGTGTCCCCGCTGCGATCGCTGCCATCGTCACGCCGACGAACGGGGCCGACGTGGTCGTCGCGACGGCCACGCCGTCCTGGCCAGCCGCCGCATCGTGAATGACGAGTCGCTTGGCCGCGATCGCGGTCGACACCTCGTCGTTGAAGCCCGGGGCGATGGCGCCGTCGGGGACCTGTCGGGTGAGAGCTGGCATGGATTCTTCCTTCCTTCGAGAGATTCGCGCGCTTCGGAGCTCGCGGTTCCGCTACGCGGCGATGACCTCGTTCTTCTGCATGAACTCGACGGCGCGCCGAATCTGCTCCCGGTGGGAGAGCTTCTTGAACTCCGGGTCTTTCGCCCGGAGATACTTGACGATCTTGTCCGTCGGGTTGTCGCCGGTCAGCGACGACAGGTGAACGGTCTGACGGTCGCCGTCGCCGCTCCCGCTTGTCGCGTCGTCGCGGACGTCGAGAGCCGGCGGGCGGTGTTGCTGGCCGCCGGAGCTCGCCGCGTAGGTGCGCGTCAGGTGGGTCGTGTCGACGTCCTCACGGAGCCCGTACTCCTGCAGGAACGCCTTCCGGCCCTCGGCGCGCGCTTCCATAAGTTTCTTGTACGGAAGCCGGTCGGCCTTCTCGTTGCCCGCCGTTAGCTTGAACGTCTTTGTCGCGGCGGCTTCCGCGTCGCGCAGACACTGGGAGCGGAAGGCGCTCAGGGCCTTCTCGAGGGCCTTGTCGCCCTCTTTCTTCAGGGCCTTCAGGGCGGCGCCGATGTCGGCTGCGCTCATCATCTCGTCCTGAGCGGACGTCGCGCCGAGCATCTCCTGGAGCTCCGCTTCGGCGGCTTGGAGTCGGGCGAGCCCGTCGCGGAGCTTCGGGATGACCTCCATCGCCGCGCCGGTGTCGTCGACGCCGAGAGCCTTGAGAACCTTGTCGAGGTCGCCCTGCCCGCCGGCGGCTTCTCCCGCCGCCTCTTCGATCGCGTCGTCGTCGGCGAGCCGGCGGATGCCGAGCTTCGCGCAGAGGTTCGTCCGGAACTGCTCCTGGCTCTTCTTGTCGTCGTTGGCGGTAACGGTCATGGCGGTTCTCCGTGGGTGTGGGTCGTCGAACGTCTCCGACGCCCGTTGCTCTGACATACCGCGCCCCGGCTCGCTACCGTTGCGGTTCGCCGCGGCGTAGCTCTCCAGGTGGCGGAGGAAGGGGTGGTTCGTAAACGCGATGGATGTGAGCGCTGGTCCCGCGGGCTCCCCCGACTTGAAGTCGACGCTCTCCATATCGAAAGCGATCGAGGTCTGCCGGTACTCGCGTGCGCTGATCTGTCGGCGAATCTGATCGCCGAGCCACGCGAGCGCCCAGAGCTCGGCGCCGGCGGGACCGTCGCGCATCTGGACGTCGTACACCCAGGCGGGAGCGGGAGCGCCGCTCTGGGGGATCGAACCCTCGGTCGCGTTCATCTCGCTCGAGTGCTCGTAATCGAACGGGATCGTCGGGCTCGACCCGGCGCGGATCGTCTTGCCGTCGACCTCGACGTCGCCGAGTCGGAACTGCGGATGAGCGTGGAGATTCTTGACGAAGCTCGCGAAGACTTCGCGGGTCAGGTCGAACGAGCCCTGCCAGTGCCCGTCGTATCGCCCCTCGCGGGCGACCTGGATCCACTTCATCTGCGGCGTCGCGCCGCCGGTCGAGCCGTCGTCCTCGACGAACCGACAGGGCTCGGAGAAGAGCCTCGGGAAGTAGCTACTCTGGTCGAGCGCGCGCCGCATCTTCGTCAAGGGTAACGCCCGGAAGCGTTCCGCTCAACGAACTCGCCGGCGCCGTAGACTCAAGCGAAGCCCGCCGCGCCCCCTCCGAAGCCCGGAGCGGGTAGCCCCTGAGACGAGAGCCACGACCCGTTCGTCGCTCGTCGCCCTGCGAGTTGTCGCTTCGAAAGCGAGCGGATACGGCACCGACAGTTGTGGTCCCAGGGCGGGAGAGCGGCGGGAAAAGCGGGGTCATCGACGCGGAAGATCTTCCCGTGAGTCGCCTGATGGTTCGGGCGCTGGCGGGGCGGGCCGTCGTTGGGCGTGAGCACCTGGAGGTACGGGCGCGCGTCGGCGACGTCGGGCTGGCTCATCTGACGCCACCGCCCGCCCGAGTAGGCTGCCTGGACGTTGTTCCGGAAGATCGTCTCGACGTGCGACGCGTTCGTCGGCGTCCAGCCCGCGCCCTCGAGCCGCTCCGCGACGAAATCCCGGAAGTTCGCGAGGTCAGCGCCCTCCTTGATACGGCGGCTCAGCTCCGCCCGGGCGGTGGCGAGCAGCTCTTCGTCGGCGAGACCGGCGATGGTAAACGCCCGCTGGCGAGCGACGGAGTTCAGCTCCCGAAAGACCTCCGGCGTGACGACCTCGCGGCTCTCGAAGACGCGAATCGCCTCCGCCATCGGGTGCTCGACGAACTTCGGATCGGTATCGACGAGTAGCTTCCGCGACGTCAGGAGCCGCCGGACCTCCGCCTGAAGCGCGCTAAACGTCTCGACTTCGATCTCGACTTCTTCGTCCCCCTCGAACGCGGAGTCGAGCGCGCCGAGCATCAGCCCGGTTAGAAGCTCGCGGCGGAGCGCTTCGCGGACCGCGCCCCGCTCCGGGTTCCGGATACCGGCGAGCGCCGAACGGATCGCCCGGGGCGTCTTCTTCCCGTCGACGGCGTTCGCGATGCGCGCCGCGAACGAGCCCATCGCCTTCGCGACGTCCGGGACGCCGCGCTTCATCAGGTCATCAGGGGAGCCGAAGACGGTCGAGGGCTGCTCCGCGAGACAGACCGTCCCGCCGTAGCGCTCGACCGCCGTCGCCGTCGCCCGGAGCCCGAGTCCATCGTCGACCGCATCCCGGACGCGTAGACTCTCGACCGTCGCGCCGTCGGGGAGAACGAGCGCATGGCAGTGCATGCCACCAGGGGCGGTCTCGTCGACCAGGAGGTCGTGGGAGTGGTCCCCGTCGACTTCCGTCCGGAGCCGGTCCCCGCTCGGGAGCGTCAGCCAGTGGGCGTGCCGGCCGCCCCAGACGAAGTCGCCGTGCCGGTCGATCTCATGTTCATGCGCTCCGCCGATCTCCGTGTAAACGACCTGCCCCCCGGGGAGCCGGTACGCGTGCGCGTGCGGCCCGTCGAGAGCCGTACTCTCTTCCGCCCGGTCGAGCCGGTGCGCGTGTAGCCCTCCATCGGAGCCGGGCGCGGTCGACGCGAGTCGGCGCGCGCTCGCCACTTTCTTGATAGGTCGCCAGGCTACCTGCCAGACGTGCTCGCCGTCGGCGTCGGTCAGCGGCGTCCCGTCGTCGTCGAGCTCGAGACCGCGGACCCGCTCGACGCCGCACTTCCAGCAGCGGTTCTTGTTGCCG